CCTTCCGATCCCGCAGCGCCGATCGCGTACGTGACGCTGCTCCCAGGCGTAAGGGTCAGGTTGGTGATTTTCGAATAGGCTGCGCCACCACCGCCGCCGGGTGCAGAAATCGCACTCGCTGTCCCCCGAAACGCGCCCCCGCCGCCGCCGATGACTTCGATCGAATTGTTGGCGCTATTGAAGCAAGGATCGACCGTCCACGCAGATCCGGACGTCAAAAAAATGACGGTTGTACCCGATCGACAATTCGATGGATTGAGATCGCGCTGCGATAACCGTCGCGCGGACAGAAATCCCCGCGTCGGATTGGTGTTGGCAGCGCCTAACGCCTGGAATTCTTCCACATAGCTACCGGCAAAAAGGATCGCCAGTGTAGCTGAGAGTAATCGAGCACGCGAGCAGGAAACGAGCATGGATCAATTCTCCTCGGCTCCGAACACGCTGAACGACGTGGTGCCATTGGCCGAATACACATAAAGCCCGTCCGTATTCGCCATCGTCATTGCAGGTGGGTAGATGCAATCTCCGAACGGAACAGCCGTCCCGAACGAAACGAAGTTCTTTGCGGCAAGCGCCGCGCGGCCGGGGGAGACCGCGATGCGCACGCTGTCGTTGACGCTCGCCGACCAATTGCAGACGTGCATCGAGGACAGTACGGCTGAGTTGCTTCCGGAGGGCGTATAAAGCTGATGATAAAAGACGCCCGTCAGGCCGGACCCAGTGCTTGAGGAATTGATCGCGGTCCCGCCCCGGGTCGTCGATAGCTCAAAGTTATTGGCGGTCAAGCCTGCCGAGATGATGAAGTACGACGTGCCGAGCGAGGTGCCGGTCGGCGCTGTTCCTACGGTGAATTGGAATTGATCATCCGCGGCAGAGCCATGACCGTTGAGCGTGCACACCATTGGGCTCGCATTGGTGCACGTTACCGATCCGGTCGAGGCCGCCGGTGCGAGCTGGCCAAGCACCGCGTAGCTCTCCGCCGCCAGTGCGGGCGCGGCGCCGATCAGCACCGCGAGCCACAGCCGCAGCGCGAAAAGTCCCCAAAGCTTCATGGATTGATCCTCAGTTGAACATGAATTGGCGGGCGAGCTTGGATTTGACTGTGCAGGTGCCTGACGCCGTGATCGTACAGGTGCCAGACACGTCAATGCCGGCCCCCGCCGCAATCCCGACGCTGGTCACTCCGCCCCCCCCGCCGCCTGCCCCTGGGCTAGTGATCGCGCGCCAACGCGACGTGACGCCATCGTAGCGGACGGTCACTGACGTATCGGCGCCGAGCGTCATGTCGCTGCCGAACAGAAAGCGGTTCGCGGCCGTCGAGCCAGCGTCCTGATTGGTCAGCACGATATTCTGGGCGCCAACGTTGTGGATCAGCCTGATGTCGCCTTCAGCCTGCGAGCAAGACAAGCCGGTGACGTTCCGCGAGGCATCCGAGGAGACCCTCAATGTCATCTTCGTCGCGCAGGTGTTGGTGCTGTCGGTTGCCGTATAGTTGTTCTGGTTCGCTGTGATCTGGGTCGAGGTGACGAAACTCGACAGCTTCATCGTTCCCTGATGGTCCTCTGTGCCGGTAAAGGTCGGCGAGGCTGTTGGCGACCTGGTCGTATCGGTCGGATGAACGTGATCGGCGCGCGCGTATCGGGTCGACGTGCCGGGCGCCGCGGTGCCATCGATCACCGGATTGGCGGCTGCCGCCTGTCCCAGCACGAAGGCTGTGGTGGCAACCTGCGTCGTGTTGGTGTCGACCGCCGCGGTCGGCGCCGCCGGCGTTCCGGTGAAGGTCGGCGAGGCGAGCAGCGCGAGAGTCGCGGCGTCCGAAAGATCGGCGACCGCCGGCTGACCACACTGCGGCACCCCGGTCGCCGAGAACAGGTTAACCCACTGGTGATTCGGGCAGGCGATTGCTGGCACCTGCATGCCGCGCCAGACCTGGTAGTTCGTTCCGTCGGAAACGAGCCGAATGCCCTGCCGCTGCTGCAGGACAAAGCTCGATGCGTTGTCGATAGTTGATGTTGTTGGTGTGATGGTCAGCGCCCCGGCGCCGAGGTTCTGCAGGTCCGCATACCAGCCGGCCCCGAAGTTTCCGCCCGTCCCCGCATGGCCGATCGACGCCGCGATCGGCGAGCCATTGCTGAAGGTGACCAACTGGCCTTTGTTGGCGTCGAAGATCGTTTCCGTCGTGGTCGTGCGGGCGCTGACGGATTCGCTGGTCGTGAAGGCGATCGAATGTCCGGTCGTGTCGAATGTGAACGCCCCGACCCATTGCGAGCCGTCGTAATAGCGCAGCACCCGTGGTGAGGTGCTGGTGTCGAACCAGCATTGATACTGCGCCGGCGCGCTCGCGGGCCCATTCGTCGGCGGCGTGTTGCCACTGTTGCAGGTCAGGAACGACAGCATCGCTGGATTCAGATAGGTGCCGACGAACGCGCTCATCGACAGAGGCCCGGTCGTTGGCAATACCACGCTGTTCTGTGCGGCAAAGGCCGACGACGTAAGAACGAGAGCGTGCAGCAGCGCGCCGAGCGCGAGAATGCGACGGATCATGGGGAACCTGTTTCGTAAGGATGTACTTGATCAAACGGCGCGTTATGGCTGGACGCGGACCAGGCATTCGGCAATGCGGGTCGGCTGGACAATGGGAGCTGCGGCGCTGCTTCCTGCCGTCGCTGTCTGATTGTCGTTTGCAACCCCGCTGACCGACCCGATCGTGATTCCGGTCACAGCGGAGTTGATGCCTGTCGCGCCGACAGACGCCGTCTGCCCCACCAGAAAGAAAACGCTTCCGCTTCCGGACGGACCGCTTTGTGCTGTATGTTGATGGCCTGGGTCTTTTAAGAAGACGCCATGCTGATGCGACGCCACTTCGCTCAACTGTTGCGCGTGGCTTTCGCTGCCCCCGACCGCGCCGATCTTCGCCGCGCTCGTACCGAAATAGCTCGACGTCAACCGGCTCGCGGCCGTGCCACCCATGTCGTCACGGCCGGCAAGCACGTAGCCGCGGCAGTCCCATACACCGACAGTGGTGGAATCTCCGCCTGATCCATACCCCGACAGAAACACCGTTGCATTGGACGTGCCTGAGCTCGACGCGTTCGCCGACATCACGATGGTGTTCGATGTCACGCTCGAAATCGTCGTGCCGTTAGGGATCCCCGTCCCTTCGATCGGCATCCCGGCGCCCAGCTTGGAAGTGTCGCCCACGCTGGTGAGGGTGTTGTTGCCGCTGCTCCGCACGGCGGACTGGGTGCGCGTCACCCGCGCCAGATAGGCCGGATAGGAAGATCGCGCGATCGGTTGGCCATAACCCTGGAGATATCCGGTCGGCACATCGGCGCCGCCGTCCATCACGTACGACCCGACCGGCACCGCCGGATTCGCGACCGACGTCCCGTCGGCGCGCTGATAGCCCACGACGTGCCAATTGCTCGCACCCAGATAGATCGCCTCGGCGATATCGCCCGCGGCCGTCGTTATGTTCCCGCCGCCCGGCAGGATCATCGACGTTCCATTATAGGTGAGCGTCAGCGCGCCCTGGAACAGCACCGTGTGTCGCGTGCCGGTGATCGCCGACGAACCGAAGCTCGTGATGGCCGTCGTTCCGGTGATTGTCTTGAAGGCCTGCGGCACCGAGCCGAGATCGGTCGTGGTGGCGCTCGCGAGCGTCGCGGCCGCGCCGCCGCCCACCGGCGGGGTCCACAAGTGGTTCGACGTGTCGATCGCACCGACAACGACCCAGCTGGTCCCGTCATAGATCTTGACTAGATTGGGCGTGACGGAGGTGTCGAGCCAGCACTGGCCTTTAAGCGGCACGCCGGAGACATCGTTCGCCGGCGCCGACGTGCCGCTGTTGCAGCTCGTCAGCGACGAGAACGCGGCATTGATGGTATTGGCCGCCTGTAATCCCGAGTAGGTTCCGGTTGTCGGCAGGAACAAGCTGTTCTGCGCGGTGTAGGCGACGACGGGAACGAGCACGAGCGCGGCCAGGACCGACAGCCGGCGCCAGATCGACGATGTCATGGGATAGCTCCTAGTAGCCTTGCACGAAAGCGTTGACGCCGGCGCCGCCGACATCCGCATCGGATGAATCGAGAACGAAGATGCTGCAGCCAGAGTTGGTGATGTCACGGATCGCGACGTGCTTGCTGCCGGGCTCGAGCATCGTCGTGGTGACATGCGGCACGAGGGCGTTGTTCGGCCCGCCGGTAAAGGCCGCGGTCGCACCTGTCGGCGCCGCGTTGAAGCCGCCATATTCGAACACGATCGGCAGGCCGCCGAGCGGGACCGTCAGATTCTGGTAGCGGTCGAGCCGGTCTGGAACATCAACCGTCCAATCGAACTTGAGGCCGTAGGCGACCGCGTTGACGGTGGCGTCGAGGATCTCAAAAGCCATCCCGACCTGAAAGGATTGTGCCACATAGACATTGTCGGGCGACCATTTTTCCCACGCCGACCAGACGGTTCCGGCACTGAACACGTCCGCCGGCGCGAAGATGTCGGCTTCCGAAAACGCATCCCCAGGGCCAGTCTGCGACACCCTGATGATCGGATAGACCCGAATGTATTTGGTCAGGTAACTCTGAAGAAAGTCAGCCTGATCGAGGAATGATGGTGTGCCGAGAAAATCCGCGTTCGCCGGAACCGCGGTCGCCTGATAATCGATCGACACCCGGCACTGGCTGACGCGCCCGGCGTTGACGATCCATTTCGAATAATATTCTCCGTTGCCCTGCCCGCCGCCATCGAGGAACGTTGCTTGGCCAAGGAAGTCCGTCACCGCGAGGAAGGCTTGCGTGCCGCCGGTTCGTAAGTAGTTCTGGCTATCATCCCTGCCGAGATAGCCCGTGAGTGCGCCTGGCCAATTTTCGGCGCGCTCGCTGTGCGAAACGACGACGTTTTCGACCAGCACGGAATCGACCACCGACAACGACCGTTTGTTGGTACTGTAGACGGTTGCGCCGAACGGAGTGATCACGAAGGCCGCGATCCAATAGGTATCGTCGCCGACGGTCGGAAACCGCGGCTGGGCGAGGCGCTCGCCGACCACCAGGGCAGCGTCCCAGGACGCGCCCTTGCGCACCTCATAATAGAGCGTGCGGGCGTCCTTGACCTCGTCCCAGGTGAGATAAGATCGTCCGGACGCAAGATCGTAGGTAAAACGGAAGTTGCTGATATCGTCAGGCGGATCGAGCAGCCCCAGCAACGTCAGCACCGGCGTCGTGGTCCAGTCCGACACGGTGCCGTCGTCGAACAGGCAGCGCACCCGGAATTGCCACTGCCCAGCATTGATGATCGGGACATCCGACGTCGTATGCGGCGCCGCCACTACCTCGCTGCGCACCCAGCCGGCGCCGCCGGTCACGTCGAGGTACTGTACCTCGAAGGAGCTGATCTGGCCGAACCGCGGCACCTGCCAGGTCAGCCGCACCAGCGCCCGCACCGAGGCGCCGAAGCCGTCGATCACCTCCAGCCAGGTCAGATTTTGCGGTGGCAGGGTGAACGAATCGGCCGGGATGGTGATGTTCGGGCTGTAGGCCGGGATCGTCCCTTGATCCGCCGTGGAGACCGCTGGCGCGTCGTCGACCAGGGTCAGCCGCGCGACCAAGTCCTTCTGGTGCTGGACTGTCTTGACCCGATAGACCGCGGAATCGAGATCGGTTTCGCCGAACGCGACCAAAAGTCCGACTGAGACGTTGCCGAGATCGCCCGACAGCGTCAGCGTGGTCGTCTCGCCGACCCCGGTCGCGCCAGTGTCGACCGATCGCGTGAATTCCCCGACCATCTCATCCGGATGGCGAAACCGGACCGAATAGGTCTTGCCGGACTCGATCGTCACCACGTCGTCGAGGGTCACCACCTGGCCGCTCACCGACTTGACCCGGCAGGACGCGAGGCCGATCAGCAGCGCGTCATGCGTTACCCGGACCCGATCGCCGCGGGTGCAGACGATGTTCTCCCAGCCGACGTTCAGGGTGATCTCTTCGGGCCGCAGGCGCGACTGCGCGATATGAAACCGCCCGTGCCGCCAGATCAGGGCCGGATCGGTCACGCCCGGGAATTCGATGCTTTCGAACAACGTCGCGCTGGTCGCATCGTAGCCGTCGTCATAGACGATCCGTTCGTCTTCCGCGTAGCCGTTGGTCTCGTCGATGAAGCGCACGCGAAAGCCATGCGGCAGCGTGGCGTAGGGATGCGAGCCGGAAAAATCCCACGAATTGCGCGGCGTGAAGTGCTGGACGACCGTATCGTCGGGGCGATCCCACACCACGCCCCATTTGCCGTCGATGAAGGTCGGCACCGCGCGGCCGGCGGACGCGATATCGGCCAGCACCGAATAGACGCTGCTGCGCTGGGTGCGCACCTGGTTGAACTTCCAGCCGTTGGCGACGCAATACGCCCACCACTCCTGCAGATTTTCGAGATCGATGATTGAATCATCGACCGGGCGCGCATTGGCATTGCCCTGCAGCACATGGCGATAAAGATCGGCCGGCCACTGCGACGCCGTGTCAGCGGTCCAGGTCGATCCCGATCCCGAATAGGCATTCACCAACGAGGTCACCATGCCGTTGAAATTCTGAATCGCGCCATTGAGCTGGTCGGTCGCCTTGATGCGCAGCGCCGTCATCGCCAAAGGCTTGCTGAAGGTCACCGGCGAGCCGTTATGGAACGAGCGCAGCGCGGTCCACACCGCCTCATCCTTGTACTTTGCGCTCGCCTCGCTATAGGTCGCGTGGCCAACGCGCACATCGTATTGCCCGCGGGTGACCGCCGTCCCCGCGCCGCGGCGGGCTGTGATGATCGCGCGGTTGACGACGATGTCGCGCACCAGGTCGATCCATGGGCCGGTGCTGCCGGTCGCGCGATACTGGGCGCGCACCGCCGAAATCCACGAGACCGGATTTCCGGTGTCATCGTCGACCTTGTAGACCCCCTCCGGAAACGTCACGTCGATCGAGAAATAATCGGTATCCGTCGCCGTGGTCTGGGTCGCCCATTCGATCACGTCGTCCGAGACGACCGTGCCCGGCGGCGCCTGTCCGCCGCCGCGCCCCAGCGTGATTGACAGCGACTGTTCATCCACCTCGCCGGGATAGAGCGTGATCGGCGCGTCGCCGGGAAATCCTTGCCGGGTCTCGATCTCGACCGCTTCGTAACTGCCGATCGAGGTCTCGCCGATCTTGAGATCGCTGATATCGAGTGGCCCGTAGCCCCATACGAACAGCATCCGCAGATACTGATCGTCGCCGACGATCTCGGTATAGGCCTTGGCGCCGAGCGGCGGATAGAGTCGATGTTTGCCCAGCACCTGGGGAATCGGATCGAACTTGGTCGCGAGGTTCGATGAGCCTTGGATCGAAGGCGACGAGGTGAACGATTCGCCCGAGGACGAGAGCTGCGACGAGCGGGTCGGGAACAGCGCGTTGAGCGCGAGCGATCCAGCGAGCACCATGGCGCCGGCAACGATCGATACGGTCGCCCCGGTCGCGGCGAAGCCGGCTGGAACGATCATGCCGGCGATTTCCGGGGCGAACACCAGGGCCGCCACGACGACCGCGATCATCAACACCGATTTGAGCGCGCCGGCGCCCGCGACCGTCGCCCGAAACGCCAGCGTGGCGCCACCCTTGAGCCGAACCCGCGGGCGCCATTCCTCCGGAATCGGCACGCCATCGACATAGGCGGCGAGTCCACAGCCCGCCGGCGTCTTTGGCCCATGCTCCAGAGCGTAGGTCAGGGCCTCCGCAACGCTGTATCCGGCCGGAACACGAACGTCGATCCGCTCGCCCCGCAATGGATGCGGAATGCCGACGACGCGCGCGGTTTCGCCCGACAGGATCTCGCCCGAGAATATGTGCGGAAAAAGAGCGTTGCCGCGGCGTCGAACAGCGCCGCCGACCTGCGCGGATATGGTCATTCATGTGCTCGATGCCGGTAAAAGCCGACCAGGCGATGCTTGAGCGGCGACACGCGATAGGACTCGATGCGCGAGGTCTCGCCTCGCTCGATATGGATCAGCAACCCGGGACGAACGACCGTGCCAATATGGCCGGGCAGCCGCCCTTCCCGCATCAGCGCGCCGTCGAGCGGCCGTTCCTCGCCGCGCGGAATCTCGCGCCAGTCGTCGTCGATCTCCGAGCCGATCAGTCGGGCGATCACCGCAAGATCGGCCGCTGTCACGTAGCGATCCGAATAGGACGGCAGGTCGAGGCCGAACGTCCGGTTGATCAGGAAGTGCAGACCCCAGCAATCGACGCCGGAAAAGTCCCTGCCCTTGTCCGCGTAGGGAAGCCCGACAAACTGGTCCCACATGTCAGAAGAACAGTGAGGGGAATGCCCCCGGGTCGAAATTTCCGGCGGGATAGGGTTCGGTCGCGAACGCGTCCATGGCGAGATCGAACGTCAGCGTCAGCACGTCGTAATCAAGGCTGACCATGTTGAGCGCCGGAACCGACAGCTCAACCGTGTCAGGATCCGACGCGAGTACGATTTCGATCTTGACCGAGGCCGGCGACGTGACCGATCGCGCCAGCGGCACGATCGAGCGGTCGACGTTACCGATCACCATCCTGGTCGACGGCGGCGACTGGTCCTGCTCGTCGGGCAGCGTGATTTCCATTCCGACATATTTGTACTCGTTCGCGCGCGACACCGTTGCGTAATAGAGCGGATCGGTTCCCATTCGCTGCGTCGGGTCGCTCGACAATCGGATCGGCTGGTCAAGCTGCGGATGCGTGATCGTCAGCAGAAAGATCGCGACCTCGCCGGACTCCTGCGCGAACAGCGCTTGACGCATATTGAGCGAGAGCGTGCGCATGTTTCTACACCGTCATTGCGAGCAGCCTGTGTGACCGAGCTCCCTTGTCATTGCGAGGAGCGCAGCGACGAAGCAATCCAGGCCTTGGTCACAGAACTGGATTGCTTCGTTATTGCTCGCAATGACGCTCTTTCAAGGCATGATCAGCATTGTGCAGGTGGCGCGATAGGCGTTCGGCCCGAAATGCGAAAACTGCGGCAGGCCTGCCTTGGTAAAACGGACCAGCCAGGTCCCGGCCTGGTGCTGCGCCGGGAAGGTGAACGGCAGCGATCCGCCTTTCAGCGTCGTGCGCACGAACGTCTTGAGCGTCGTGCGCTGCGCCGCCGTCAGCACCAGTTGACAGCCGAAGGTGTCGGCGGCCGCGCTTGATCGCAGGCGCGTGATCGGCGGCCCGGTGTCGGACGGGTGCTCGATCAGCTCGTCCGCCATCGCCTCGGTGGAATCGAGCTGGACGCGCTGCGGCAACGATGTCGGCCACGCATCAACCATCGATCACCTACGCGCCAGCGGCTGATCGATGCCACGCGCCAACAGCGCGCGAGCCGTCTGGGTGCCGGGCCGCCCGACGTTCTTCGCGATGATCGGGTCCATGATCAGGTCGATCGTCATGCCGCCGGTCCCGTCGTTGCTGGTCTGGCTGCGGACGTTCGCCGCCTGCCCGTTGTTGACCACGTTGACCGCGACGCCCGACGACCCGCCGCCGCGGCCGATCAAATCCTGCGGCACGATCGTGCCGGACACGTCGGGCACGAAGATCTCGCTGTTGGGCGTGTTCTCGTTGACGAGATACGGCACGCCGCCGGAGACCGGGCCACCCGACGCGCGGCCGCTGACCCCGAACAGCGAGCCCAGCAAGCCGCCGGTCCCGCCAGACCCCGCCGATGCCGACGTGCCCAGGATGCTGGCCAGCGGCCCCGTGCCGAGCAGCGCTGCCTGCTCGAATGCCTTGATCAGCGCGTTCTCCAGCTGGACTACTGCCTGCGTGCCGGTCAGGCTCCCTTGGCGGATGCCGTCCAAGACACTGATCACTTCGTTGCCGCCGGACTGGATCGCCGAATTCATCCCCTCGTATTTCTGCTTCGCGTCCGCGGTCGCCTGCGCGGCCTGGCCGAGCGCGGCGGAATACTTGTCGATCTCGGCCTTGAGTTCCGGCGTCAGCTCCAGCTCTGCGCGATCGGCCGCCGCCTTGAGATCGGCCGCTGTCTTGGCTTCCTTCTGCGCGCCGGTGTTGAGGCCGATAGTCGCGGTCTGCGCCTGATACTCCGCGGTCAGCTTCTTGACGTTGTTCAACGCCCGGTCATAGGCGTCGTTCGAGTCCTTGTCCGCCGGATTTCCCTTCGATGGATTGGTGTAGGCGGAGAGATCGATGCCGGCGAGACCTGGCGAGTTGCCAAGGGAGTAGTTTCCCGTCGTCGGCTGAAGCAGGTTCGAGGACAGCTCCACATGGGCGCCCGAATTGCTACTGCTCGACCCGAACAGCACGTCCCGCATGGCCGCGGCCTGCTGCGCAAAGGTCGAATTTGGATTGCTGACCAGATCCTTGAACTTCTGCCAGCTCGATACGATGTCCTTGATGTCGCTCGATCCCGGACCGCCGGGAACGGTTGCAAGCCCCTTGGCCGCAATCAGCGCTGTTTCGGCGAAGCCAGCGGCCTTCCTGATCAGATCGTCGAGCAGCGGTAAGAGATCGGCGAGCGCCGACTTCATGTACGCGCCCCATTCGACCGACGACTTGCGCCATTCCTCGTCGAATTGCTTGGCCTTGGCGATGGTTTGCTGATCAATGACGGCGCCGGCCGCTCTCGCGGCATCCGCTTGCGCATTGAACGCGTCCGGCCCTTGCCGGAGCACCTGGACCCACTCTTGAGACAGGCCGAGCGACTTGGCGATCTCGGTTTCGATCTGCGGATTCGGCGCGCGCTGCAGCAGATCGGCCGCGATGTTCAAAAGCTGGTTGGTGGTGACCAGCGTGCCATTGCGGTTCTTGTATTTGACGTCGTTCTCATCGAGCAGCTTCGACAGCGAATTCTCGTTCTGCCGCGCATCCGAGAGCAATCCAACCATCTTCTGCAGGCCGGAATTGGTGTCGTCGGCCGACAATCCCTTCAGCGCTGTCGCGAACTGCACCTCTTGCAGCCGATCGGTCGACAGATTGACTGATCGCGCTGTCTCGGCGAGATCGGCAAATCCCTTGTTCAGCGCGATGACCGCATCGAGCGCCTTATCGAGCCCCCATGCGCCCAGCAAACCGCCGGCGGCGCCGGCGATCGATCCGATCGTCGGATTGAGGTCGCGGAACTTCTGCTCGATCGAGGAAATCTGCTGGTCGGCCATCTGGCCGAGCTGCTGCATGTCCTGCGCAAACTGGTCGAGGCGCGCCTCGACCGGGACTGACAATCCAAAACCGTCCGGCATCGATTCAGCCCCAGTTCGCGCGCTTCAGGTTCATCGCGTTCTTGATCGCCGCCAGCATGCTGGCCTTGAGCCGGCGATAGGACGGCCAGAAGAACGGCACGGCGGTCATCTTCTGCGTCCCGTATTCCTCGGCCATCACGTGGTCATAGCCGTTGACCGTCGTTGGCGGGCCACCGGCGACGACGTAGATGCGCGTATCGCGTTCGCCGGGAATCACTCGGATGCTGTTGCGCGTCGCGCCAGCATGGCGGTCGTCGGCGCCGCCGACTCGCACCTGCGAGCGCATTTCGTCTGCGAGCCGATTGGCCTGACGCCACAACTCGGGGATCACGCGCGCCTTCATGGCTTCCGGGATCTCGCGCACGGACCGCTTGAATGCCTCGACGCTTTCGTTCGCCATGTCTTCTCCATCGTCATTGCGAGGAGCTCTTGCGACGAAGCAATCCAGACCTGGAACACAGACATGGATTGCTTCGCTCCGCTCGCAATGACGGCCTGCCGCTCAATGCACCGTCGCGCTGATGAAATCGCGGTGACGTTCCTTGAGGTCAGCGAACTCGCCCGGGCCCCAATCGTCCATGGGATCGGTTCCGCCATTCGCCTGATTGACTCCCTCGACGCAGGCGGCGAGCTCCCACAAGGTCATGTCGTCGACTTGTCGGGGAGTGAACTGGATGGCGGCTCCGGTGCCGTAGACGGCGGAGCGGACGAGGCGCTTGGGGCCTCCGTCGTGGCCCGCTCCGCCGGCTCTTTTCCCACCGGGTCGCCCGGCACCCCGACCAGCGAGGCCGCCAGCACCGATTGCGCTGCAAGGCGCGTGACGGCCCACGGCCATTCCTGCAGATAACGGTCGACAAGCCGCAGCGCCGGCTCGGCGCCCATGCCGCCGCCGATCAGGCCGAGCCGCATCACCTCGCGCAGCTCGGACATCCGCGCGCGGCCCAGCCGCACCTTCTCGAACAGCTCGAACACGCCGCCCGGCAGCGCGACTTTTTCCTCGAGCTCGAGCACCTGGCCGATCTTGGCGATGTTGAACGTGTGTTCCCCATCACCCCAGCTCAGGCGGATTTCACCGTTGGGCATCGGATCACGCGAACGTCACAGGACCGGCGTTCTTCATCGTCGCGTCGAAATTGACGTTGTCGCCCGGCCCCGATCCGGTCAGCTTGAAATCGGTCAGGTAATACGACCCGGAATAGGTCCCGAAGTTGACCTGGTCGAGCTTGATCTGGCAGTTCTTGGCCGCACCGGACAGCCACCAGTTATTCCAGGTCGCGAAGTCCTCCGCCTCCAGCACACCCGACCCCGTGATCGTCTGCGACAGGGCCTTGCCGATCGTCAGATCCCACGCCGGATTGACCTCCGGATTGTCCTTGTCCGGCACGGTCGAAGTGCCGGTCGAGAGCGACATCTGCAGGCCTTTGGTCTTGATGCCGGCCGGCGCCGAAAAGACTTCCGGACTTCCGCCGTCACCGATCTTCACCAGCAGCTTGACCGCACTGATCGTCGTTCCGAGCGCCATGGCTTAAGTCTCCGTAATAGCGCGCGCGACACCGCGGCGCGGGAAGCAAGAGGGTCTGGAAGGTTCAGATCTTGGGTTCGGTCTTGACGCTGAACCGCAGCGCACCGTGGGCCGAGATGCCGTCCGGATCGCGCATGTACTGGCTCGTCTCCGAAAACACCGAGACGACGCGATCGAGCGGCAGCTGCAGCTCGACCCGGTTGAGGCACCGCTCGACCAGCCGGCCGAGCGTGCGCGCCTCGCGGAAGCCGAGATCGCGCGACCACACATGGATGGTCACGCCGTTGTCGGCCCCATCCCAGCCGTCGGCATGGTCGTAGACGATATGCACCTCGCCGAGCACCACATAAGGAAACACCGCGTCGCTCGGCGAGGTCGCCCGCAGGTCGAGAATGCGATCCGATGGGGCGGCCGGGGTCTGCAATGCCTGAAAGAACACGTTAATCGAGGAGTCGGCGACGAGCGCCGCGATCATCGCATCCTGCAGGTCGATGCCGGGATCGGACATGCTACTTGTCGATGATCACCAAGCCGCAACCCGCGACTGAGGCAGCGAGCTTGAACAGCTTCCCGGACAGCCAGAGCCGTGCGCGCAACACACCAACTCCGGACAGGCGGACAGTGATATTGACCATCCGCATCGCCTCACCTGCCTTGATCACCACCTGATCCGCGGCTGCCATCACCCGCCCCGCTTACGCCGACGTGCCGATGATGGTGATGTCGTAGGTGACCGACGAGCCGGCGCCTGAATTCGCCACCTTGAGGATGTCTCCGGTCGACGCCGTCACCGGCGCGCCGACCTGCGGCGCGACCCACAGAAACACCCCGCCCGGCTTCACCTTAATGATGTCGGTCGCGTCGTTGAACATCCCAAGGAACGTATTGGACGCGGCGCCGCCGACCAGGACGTCATTGGTGTTGCCCTTGGCGGCGCGCACCAGGATCGCCTTGATGGTCACGAACGTCAGCGTGTTGCCGAGCGCATCGACCAATGATCCGGCGAGATCGAGGTTTTCCGATGACGACAGCGCAATGGTGCGCGTGTCGGAGAAGATCTGGTCGGCCTGCCCGCTGCTCACCCCCGACGTGAAATCGATCGGCGGCTGCAACGCGGTATTCAGATTGAACTCCGGCGTGCCGAGATCGTTAGTGCCCTTCTGGTTGGCGATGATTTGCGAAATGATGCGCGCGGTCAGGCTCATGGCATGGTCCTTTGCTGGAGATCAGCCGACGAAGGTGAATTCGATCCGCACGATCTCGTCGTCGACGATGAACGGCGGCTTGACATAGGAAATCGCACGCTCGCGATTGTCGATCGAGGTGCGGATGATCTGGTCGATTGATTGGCGCGGCACTCGCGGATCAACGCGAGGCAACGCTCCCGTTGGCGGCTGGCCGCCCGGCCATTGCGCCTCATTGATCTGGGTCGGCGAGATCACTGCCCAAGAGTCGGTCATCGAGATGGCGCCCGCGACTTCTTCCGCCTTGACCGGCCGCACCGCCGCCCGCACCCGCACATCGACATTCTGGACATTGGGCGAGGAACCGACCTTGCGCCGAAGGATCAGCCATTCGCCCTTCTGCAAGGCATTATCGAGCGCGTCGATGTAAGCCGACATCCGATCACCGCACGCTTGCTCGCACGGTCACCAGCGTGTTCGCATAGGTGCCCGTGGTGGTGATCACGGCGCGCAGCTGATTGCCGAGAAGCCCGTCATTGACGCCATCCGCCGCCAACGCCGCATAGGCTCCCGTCGCCTTCGCGGTGAGGCCGGATACGTTGGCATATTTCACCGCAGTCGCTGTGCCGAACGAGAAATAGGCGATATCGCGCCAGGTCGTCCCGCCATCGAGCGAGGTCTGCACCACCACGACCGCCGTCGATCCGCCCGACCCATAGGCGAAATTGACGTCGATCGAGACCGCGGTCGCGCCGTCGAGATCGGCGATCGCCGTCTGCGCTTCGGCCGACAGCGCGGTCGTGATCTGCCGCGCCGCGAGCGTGTAGACGCCGGGGTTCGTGACGGAGCCGGCCGGCGCAACGGCGGCGCCGAGCAACAAGGCGAATGCGACGAAGGCGGATGCGATGCGGGCGCGCATAGCTTTTATCCCCATCAAGCGTAGGCTGGACGTTCGAACTGGCTGAGCGAAGCGAGCACGCGGGGCGGCAGCAATTTGGGGTCGCCGACGGCTCCAACCCAGTATTCGACCGTGCGAACGTCCGGAATGTCTTCGCGTTTAATCAATGCATCGCGGCCGCGGCTTGCCCAATAGGACTGCAACAGAGCGATAGTAGCCCCCTCGATCCCTGGCTCGAGATCACAGTCATCGCTTCCAGGCAGGATGAATCCGCCGGTATATTCTGTGACGATCGACTTGCAGAACCACCATGGGCAGGGATAGCCGGACGTACCGACGCGGTAGAGCAGTCCCGCGCCGGCGTCGAAGCGGATCGACGCCGCGGTGGATGGATCCAAGGCATCAAAGATCACGTCGTCGTCGACCGTGACTTTGCTGATGGCGCGGATCGGCGTGCGCTTGAGAAACAGGACATCGTCACGGCCGCTTGGATGCGCATCCCAGCCGCGAAACGAGTGAAAGATCTCACCCGCGTTCGAATGCCAGAAGGTTTCCTTGACATCCTCGGATGGCAGCCGATAGCCCATCGCGCCCTGGATGTCCGAGCTTGCCTCTTCGATCTTGCGCTGAAGGACATCATCGTCGGCTGTCGAGGTGATCTTCAGCTCACGCTTGACGCGCGCGAGTGTGGTCAGGCGAACTGGATTCACGCCCTTGATGATTTCCAGGATGGATTCCACCGGAACGCCCGTCCTATTCCAGCACGATGAAGAACGTGCCGGTCTTGGCGTTGCCGCCCGACGTGATCACGATCTTCACCCGGTCGTTGGCAATGGCGATCTTGTCGTTGACCCCGACACCACCGGAGGCATAGAGCGCGGCTGCGCCGGCGGCGGAATGCGTGGCCTGGCGCGGCGCGCGCGTCGCCGAGGCGTTGACGTTCGACTCGGTCCAGATCGATTCCCCGGTCGCCTCCGCGGTCACCGTCATGGTCGAGCCGTCCGCGAAACCGTTGGTTCCATCCTTGACATACCGGATGGTGGTGATCTTGCCGGTCGCGCGGTCGGAAAAGACCGTTGCCGAGCCGTCGGCGGCTGTCGTGACCGGGACGGTCAGGCGCTGGATATAGCTCATGGGCTGCGGTCCTGTTGCGCGGCCACGCTCAGCCGGCGGGCTGCAAGCGCTTGGCGTCCTTGGCGGTGACGACCGTCAAGTCCAGCACGGTCTGGTCGATCACCAGCACCTTGCGCCCCTCGCCGAGGTAGCGCTCCATGTACGCCCTGAGCGTCGCCGCGGCGGTGCTGCTGACACTGCCCTTGCAGCGCACCACCAGCACGTCCGAAGGAGCGAGTTCGAGCTTCCTGATCTCGAACTCGACGTCATCGAGAATGTCCATGGATCAGGCCCCGTATGCCCACCAGTTGACCTTCTTGCCGAAGGTGGTCGCGGCGGCCGGGGTGGGGTCCGTTCCGCCGGTATTCTTCCAGCCCTTGATAATGATCGAGCCGGCTGCGGGACTTCCGGCCTGGTCGCCGATCGTCGCCGTGAACCACTCCGGATCGTCAATCGGGTCGCTGTCCTCGGTGACGCCGCAGGCAACGACGGTCGCGAGCCCGGTCGCCACCGTGTCGGTCGCCGTGGCCGTGGTCATCTGGCCGCAGACGAATTTCTTCCCGACCGCGGTGCTGGCAAGCGCGGACGACAGCTGCGCCGTCTTGTCGACGCCGGCGATCTTGAGCGCGCCGCCGGATTCGATGTCGAGGACACCGCCCGACTTCACGAAGCCACGCGCACCGCCCTGCTCGGTGCCGACCTTGACGTTCTGGGTATCCGATTGAGCCGACATCGCGGCCTCCTTTGCGGAACTGGAGTAACGGGCAGGCGCGCCGGACCGCGGCGCGCCTTCGTGTCAGACCGATCAGGCCGGCGGGTTCGGCGCCGGTACCAACAGCGGCGCGGTGATCCATACGCCATTGATGAAGGCGTTGCCGGTATTGTTCGACGGCGTGATGGTCACGCGCTTGTAGCGCTTACCGCTGCCGCGCACGCCGATCTTGAACACGCTGTCATCGTTGGCGAAAGTGAAGCTCGCGAGCGCAAGCGTGCCGAGCAGGTCGTTCGCGTTGACCGACGCTGCATCCGACAAGTTCGACGCGTCGCCCTCGTCGACCGTCACCGCGAAGGTGGCATCGGCGTCGGCGAGCGAGCCGGTAATGATGGCGAACACCGCGCCCGACAACCCCTGCATGTCGAGAATCTGCGACACGTAGGCGGTATTGTCGGTCGTGGCCGCGACGGGCGACAGCCCGCGCTTGAGATTGATGTTGTTGAACAGGTCATGATCCTGGATCATGGCGAGGCTCCGAAATTCGGGATGTCGGGAGAAGGCGCCGCACGCATGCGGCGCCGAAGGAAATCCAGCTTCGCGCTGCGCTTGCCGATCAGGTCGCGAGCAGCTTGATCGCCTCGAAGTTCGTCACGTCGCCACCCACCCGCTTGCGGGTGTAGAACTGGACGAACGGCTTGGCGCTGAACGGATCGCGCAGCGTCGAGATGCCCACGCGGTCGACGATGGTGTAGCCCATCTTGAAGTTGCCGAAGGCGATCGGCAGAGCCGATGCGCCGACCGCGGCCATGTCGGCCGCCTGGCGCACCTCGTAGCCGAGCAGCACGGACGGCTTGCCCGCCTGCTGGTTCTGCTGCCAGATGTAACGGCCTTCGCCGTCCTTCAGCAGCATCACCTTGCCGACCGTCGCGCGCTGCATCATCCAGATCGCGCCGCCGAGGTAGAACTCCTTGAGCGCGGTGAGGACGTTAATCAGGTCATCCCACGCCACCGATCCGCTGGCCGCCGCGGCGATCTGCTCGATCTTGCCGGACCCGCCGGCGACGAAGGTGCCGCTGGCGTAGGTGGTGAAGCCGCGCGGGCGCTTGACGCCCGACCCGGTCACGAACGCGGTCGCCTCGGTGCGGCCGAACTTGTCGCCGATCTTGTTGCCGAGCCACGCCTCGACATTCCAGGCGTTGTCCTCGAGCAGCTTCTGCGTCACCTTCGGATTGGCGTAGAGCTCGTGCACCGGGATGCGCTGCATGCCGCCCTTCGGCGTTCCGGTCTCCGGCCGGTCCTCCTGCTCGCCGACCCAGCCGGACGAGGCCTCGTCGTCGTCGCGCGGATATTCGATCGCGTCCGAGGAGATCGTCTCGACGTTGGCGACCGAGCGCATCGGCGAGGTCTCGAACTGCACGCCGGTGATGATACCGCCGATGGTCGGCGTGACCATATAGCCGCCGTCTGGATCGGAGCCGACCGACATCGCCTTGGACTCGGCGCCCTGCGGGCCGATGTCCTTGCGCAGATAGCGCGGCATGTTCTGGCAGTAGGCCTTGACCTCCTCGAGGTCGACCTGCGACGGGTCGAAATCGGCCTTGAGCTCGTGGCGAAGCGCCTTGGCATCGCGGGCGAACGCCTGCGCGGCCTTGGTGCCATCGTCGGTGTCGCCCCAGCCCGTGCCGATCTTGCTGCGGTTGAGCTTCTTCTCGATCTCGTCGGCGCGGTCGGTGACCGACTTGAGCGCGGTGTCAGTCAGGGCCTTCACCTTGGTGGTGAGGGCATCGTTCTTCTCCAGGACGCCGGCGATGATCGCCTCGACGTCCTTCTTGAACTGATCGGACGACGCGACCGACTTCGGGGCGTCCTCGGCGATCTTGCGCACGTCCGCAAGGCTCTTGTCG